TGTTTCCAACATTGTATTTGACTGCGCATCCGGTTCAATCCGTTACGTCAATCGTTTATACAGACACATCCGAGGTGGAACAGACTTGGAACAGTTCCTTATACAAGGTTGACCTTCATCGTAAAGCGGCACGAATCACACCAGCATACGGAGAAGTATTTCCAGACATATTAGCGGAAATTAATTCACTAACGGTTACATACGTTGTTGGATACGGAGATGCAGCTTCGGATGTACCGGCTTCGATACGACAAGCAATTAGATTGGTACTTTCCGATATGTATCACAACCGAAGCGATTACGCAAAAGAGAAATACTCGGCTTCGCAATCGTTACTTGATAGATTGAATTACAATTTATTCGTAGGAATATGATTTGGAAAAAGAACGAGGTTTTGGGTAGGATGAATGAACGGATAGTTATCAAATCCGTAACCGAAACTCGTTCTGCGTCTGGACAAGTAAACAAATCTTGGTCAACCTTTGCAACCGTATGGGCAGCGGTTGAATACAAACGAGCAGGAACGGACGAAAAGGAAATGGTTGCAAGGGAAACTGCGATTGGGAATGTAGAGTTTACGGTTCGATACCGAACGGATTTGAATGAAAAAATGCGGATTAGTTTTGATTCAAAGGTTTATGATATTGAACGAATATTGCCAGAACAAGAAAAGCAATTTATGGTGTTGGAAGCAAAAACGAGGAACTGATGGTCCATTTGAGTCAAGGCGATTTAATTGCATTCAATAAGGACGTTAATCGTTTGATTAAAGATATTCAAGACGTTAAAGAAATAAGAAACATATTAAATCCGGCTGCCATTGTAGTTAAAGAACGAGCAAGGCAATTAACACCAGTAGCTAATCCAAGAAATAGAGATAATACGATTGAAAGGCAATTTTCGCCAAAGAAACTTAAAAGCAATGTTTTATATACATATAAGACACCAAAAATAAACGGCAAAAAACGAGCTGGCAAAGGCTATGGTCGAGTAAGCGGTAAATACGGAATTGGAAATTTAAAATATTCGATTCAAATAATTTCAGAAGTTAAAACAAAAATAAAAGGACCAGTTGCGATTATAGGTAATTTACTAAACAGAAAAACTTCGATACCAAATCCAAATGAAAAAAGAAACAATGGATGGTACGCGCATATGATATACGGAAGCGCAAGAGCATTTGGTGATAAGGTAACTGGGGCGGCTTTAAGACAAACACAAGGAATAGTATTTGCATTGGTTCAACGTGGAGTTGAAAAAAGATTGGAAAAAATAGCAAAAGGGAAGATAAAATAATGGCAACAAATAATGAATTGGGTAAAGTTATTTATAATCTGCTTTCTAATAATAGTGGCGTATATAATCTCGCACATTATAGAATTTATCCAATTACTGCTCCACAAAATACTACATTTCCCTTTGTGGTTTATACAATCACGAATACAGAGCCGAGTTTAAGTAAGGATGGAGGTAGCGGATTAGATGTAATCAGCTTTCAAATAGATTGCTATTCAACTCAATACGATGAAAATACATCACTTTCGAATGCGGTTAGAAGTGCATTAGATTTTTATACAGGAACGGTTGAGGGGCAACAAATACAAAGGATTAGATTTGTAGGTGAAGGGGATGGAGATTACAATGCAGAATTGGAAATATTTTGGAAATCATTAGATTTTAGCATTAGATTAAAAAGAGAAAGGTAATGGAAGTTTTGTTTTTAAAAGATTGGTTGAATTCAGCGACAAATAAAGTAATCACAAAAGGATTGAGGGCGCATATAATGAAAAAGAAAGCATTAGAATTGATTGATAAAGGTATATGCGAAGAAGTATTGCCATTTGGAGTTGAAAAGGCAATTCAAAAAGAAAAGGAAATAATCGAATTGAAAGAAAATATAGCAATACCAAGAAAAAAGAAACGCAAATTATTTTAAATTAAAAACATAGAAAAATGGCAGTTAATGACATAATCAATGGAACAGACCTACGGATTTATAAGGATGGCACTACCGCCATTGGTGAAGCTACATCCGCAACATTATCCGTAACTCGCGAAATGCGAAACATTCTTACAAAGGATTCTCCGAGTTCTGGGTGGGTAAGTAATAAACCTGGTCAAAAATCAGCGACATTGACCGTTGAAGCATTGTATTCTGAATCATCCACCAACGTACAACCAGATGTTTTATTTGATGCTTTAGACAATGGAACTGTTTTGGCATTGACCTTGACAGAAAATACATCCGGATACAATTACTACTCCTTTAGTGCGTATTGTACATCTTGGGAAGTAAATACTCCAGTTGAAGATAACACTTCAGTATCCGCAACATTCACGATTTCTGGAGCGGTTTACAGAGGTACAAACGCTTAATAAATGAACACACCACAAACACGGAGCAACAATGGTTAGGTTTACAAAAATAAACAATAAGGAAGTGCCTGTTTCATTTGGGAATGCGACATTGATTCGCTTCGAAGAAGAAACGGGCATTTCTATTTTAACGCTTGGAGCTGAAACGCTGAATTACAAGAATACATTAATGTTGATTTACGAAGCATTGAGGGATGGACATAGAAAAGAAAAGATTGAGTTTAAATGGACGTTTGAAGATATGTGCGATCAACTTGATGAAGATATGGAAGCGATTAATCGAATTATGTCTTTATTTGGCAATAGTATGCCATCATCAGAAAAAAAAACGAAAACGAGTCGAACCAAAGCGCATCTGACACACACCAAGTAATGACTTGGAGTGATATCCGAGCAATCGCAATTGGTCAGATGGGAATGAGTAACCAAGATTTTTTAGATTCTGATTTTGTGGTAGTTATGGATGCAATCAAAGGTTTTAACCAGATGAAGCAATTAGAGTTCCGCAACAGATGGGAGCAAACAAGATGGTTGGCAACAATTAGCTTACAACCATACTCGGGCAAAGGCAAAACAATTAAAATGACTGATTTAATTCAGTTCGATTGGGAAAGGGAAGAAAAGCCGAAAACAAGGGAATTGAGCAAAGAGCAACTTGAATGGAGAAAACGAATGGACGCAATTATGCGTAAAAATCACGGACAAGCATAAGATATGGCAGCAAGGGATTTAAACGTTGTACTTGGTTTACGGGTCGAAAACTTTCAAAAGAATCTACGGTCTGCACAAAGACAAATGGAGCGGTTCGGTCGTGATATGCAGCGACTTGGTTCAAATCTAACTCAAACCTTAACCTTACCTATTCTCGGTGCTGGTGGAGCTGCGGTTAGTTCTGCAATCCAATTCGAACAACTTGAAGCACGATTACGAGTTTTAACCGGATCCGCAGAAGAAGGTGCAGCCGTATTTGAACGAATCAAAACCTTTGCGGCTCAAACTCCATTTGAGGTTGGCGATTTAGTTGAGGCGAGTTCGCAATTGATGGCATTTGGTTTTAGTGCAGATGAAGCATTAAATTCGTTGCAATACCTTGGAGATATTGCAGCTGCAACCGGAAGCAATATTAATGATATAAGTTTAATCCTTGGTCAAGCAAGAACAGTTGGAGTTGCATTTACTCAAGATTTACGCCAACTTGCATCACGAGGTATTCCTGTTTTTGAAATGTTGCAAAAAGAAACAGGATTAACAGGAAAAGCATTTAATGAATTTGTTGCTGATGGTGGTGTAACCTTCGATGTTCTAAATAGATTATTGCAAGAAACCGCATCTGAAGGTGGTAAGTTTTTTGGAGGTATGCAAATGCAATCACAAACACTTGGTGGTGCATTATCTAATTTTAAAGATTCCGCTTCGATTGCGTTTGCGGAACTTGGTAAATCTATTGCCGAATCTACTAATTTAAATGAAAGGTTAAGACAGTTATCAGATTTTATATCTGCATTAGTCCAAAGGTTTAAAGAATTAACTCCCGAGGCAAAACAAACCGCAGTAAACATTGCATTATTCGTTTCAGCTATTGGTCCAGCAGTATTTATTGTTGGTAAATTAGCAACCACAATAGGTGGTTTATTAGGGCAAATGCGAAGTTTAGTTGGAATAATTACAACATTAGCTGGTCCAGTTGGTATTGCACTTGCATTGGTTGGTATAATTACTGCAATGTATTTTGAATTTGAAAATGTTCGCAAGGTTGTAAATGGATTATTGCAAACATTTTATGCGTTTTTAAATACAGTTATACAACTTGGAAAACAACTTGTAAACTTTACATCTTTATTAGGAGCAATTCAAAGTGGTAACGTAATTCGAATAAAGGTTGCATTTGATGAATTAAAGGATGGAATATCTGAATTGCCAGATGCGGTTGCTGATGGATTTAAAAATATATCCTTTACCGATGCAGAAAATAAAGTAACATCGTTTTTAGATAGAATTAAACAACAAATATTTGGTGTAAAAACCGAAGCAGCTAAAGTCATTCCATCATCAACTCAAACTCCTACATCAACACCATC